GGCTAGAATCGCTCCTAACCCCCACTTTATATCCAGTTCATTAATCAGGACTAATTTTATTTTCTTTCTTTACGATCTCTACAACTATGAAATTCATAACATCTGCCATATCCATTACCATTTTCCTAAAAGCGGGATATGCAGGATGATGGATATCTATGTTCTGAATTTTCTTTAGTTCTTCTTTATATTTTGGATTATTGAAAAGATCCATTGACTCTCCTTATTACTTATCATCAAACATGGAGAACTTCTTAACAGTGCCCCCATTTTTGTGTAAAGCTTTCGTATATGCCACTATTTCAAGGAAATCTTCATATTCGATGATAACATAGGTTTCTCCGCGATCTTCCCGTACAAGGGCAATATCGCACGATTCTGGGGGTTTCAGCCATTTGGCTACTCTTTTTCTACGTTTGCATTGACCTTTTAAACCTTCAATTTTTATATCTACATCTTCAGCTTCTCCAAGTGACATGCCATTACTGGCATAAGCTCTAACAGACTTCAATCCGAACTTCTTAGCTTGGTTTACTACTTCACGTTCAAAAGTGTTACCTTTTCTTTTGCTTGGACTGCTCATTTTCTTTCTCCAATCTTCTATATTGACTGTCTAACCATATATCTATAGATCTTAGATCCTTATAGATGTGTTCTTTACGCATATCGGAGGCTATTTCTTCATAGTCATCTTTTTTGTCATGATACATGTAAGCAACTAATCTAGCTATAATGTCTAGTTGTTCTCTGTTCATTAGTACCTTGATTTGTGTTTTCTTAGAAGACGTTTCCATTTCTTCATCTCTATGTCTATCAATTCTGACAGCTTTCGAAATCCATCTATCCTCTTTCTTGTCGTATCTGATGTAAGGTTTCCATCTTTCATTCATCAGTCTCTTTAGTGGCTTGGATTGTGAATGCTTCCTTTCCATAATCTATTTTCCTCCACATTGCAATACTTACTTTATCCTTGGCTCCTATATAGTCACCATTAAGATTCAATTCTCCAGTAAACATTGGCTGTTTGCTATTTGGAGTATGCTTCGGGTTCTTGCTAATGAATCCATAGCCTATTTTCTCATACTTTTTCATGAACTTTCTCCTTTTCGGGTTGATCTTTTATTTCTTTAATACGCTCATTCAGCCATTCATTGAACTGAATATTATCTCCACGATATTCTATATAGGCTATAAAATATGTCTGTAATTCATGTATCTTCCGATGAGCATCAGACAGTAGACTTTCATATTGAGAATATCCAAGCTTCTTTTTATTTTTGCTCATATTCCCATCCGTATTTTAATTCTCTTCACATCATTTTTTAATACAGTCACTATATCTGTCAAGTTAGATATAGTTTTATGCATAAGTTCTAGATCAGGTGCAGATTTACTGACAACTTTCTTCACTGGTTTTTTAGTCTTCGTAGCCATGATCATCCTCCTCTGCATATCCATAATTAATATCACGATTCCATAAATCTATCCATTGGAATCCAAAATCATCTTTTAAGTTTCTGTCTAACATTGTTTCTCCTTAGTTTTAGGTAGGGGTGGTAAACTGTAGATTGAAAACTGATTTAGTAACATACTATCAGCAAATAACCCAGGATTTTGACTCTCCTCAGTTACCACCGTCCCACCATTCTGTTTGGATTTGATAAAATGAATTGGTAGACCCACCAGCATTCACCATTATTAGAAGACTTAAGTGCACATTTACGATCACGATATGCAATAGTTAAGTTTCTATATTTTGGTATGAATGCTTCTTTTTTATATAGATGGGGTTTGTGCAAATCATTTTAATCCTCTAACATAAGTATTGGTTACAAGACGTACACCAGGTATTCTTGCACCTTCCTTAAGTTCTTGGAGGATTCTCTTTTTATCTAGTTTCTTAGTTATCACTTCTATAAAGTATTCATCTGGTACATCTGATTCTTCTATTACATCAACAGCACCAGCAGATTCAGATACCTTTATGGGATTGAATGTAGAATGCTTAGGCAATTGCCCAACTTCTGCATACGTTCCCCTGACAAGTATCTTTAACCTTTCTTGAGCTCTCTTCATAACATTAGTATGATTCTTCAGTTTCTTGATTTGCTCCTCAAAAAGCGTAATCTCTTTCTCAGACTCTTTATATAACCAAAAGATTCCATCCTCTTTTTGGTGTAATTCAGTGTAGAGTTCATCAACTCTTGCCATGAGATCTTCTTCGTTGAATATTTCATAGTCGTTTCTAGCTAGAACTAGATCTCGTGTGATTTCAATTAGCGACCTGTTCATAGGCACACACCTCCGTTCCAGTTATTCTTACGTCTTCCACCCAAAGTTTAACATTGAGTGTTTCTCTCTCTCTATTTGCTTCAGATTTCACATGTAATTGCGATATCTGTCCACCTGCATCTTTTATTGGATTAATAGAAATTAGCTTATTAGCATTATATGCAATTCTAAATGATCCCTTAGCAGATGCCATATTCATGCCTTCATGATATGCTTGCTTAGTTATCTCTGATACTGCAAATACTATGATGTTATTCTGTACTGCAAGTTCCATTAATCCTTGGGATGCTTCTTCTACTTTCATATTGTTATCTCTCTGCTGAGATCTCAATAATCCCATGTGATCTACAACAATAATTTCGGGCTTATATGGCAGCATTGCAATCCTTTTTTGTAGTTCAGCAGGATAACATGAACTGTAATCTACAGTAAGCCAAGAGAAATCTTTAGTTATACCATTTCCCATTGCTCTATAGTGTTCAGCCATTTCTTCTTCTTTCCATCCTTTCTCTATCATTACAAATCTAGACCATATTTGTCTTGGAGACATCTCCATTTCCATGAAATATGTAGGCTTTTTCCATTGATTTACCCAATTCTGTAAAAGCATAGTTTTCATAGACTTAGGTGGAGCTTGTAATATGACAACTTCACCAGGAAATATGGGGAACTTTTGTCCATACATAGCACCAATATCTAGTGGCTTTTGATTTGCTGCATAGAAATCTACCATTACTTTATCCATATCATTTGCTGTCATTACTGCTTGTGACTTCTTAGCCTTGTACAGTTTGCATGTATTCTTACATAATGCATCCTTAATGGGATCATCACAACCATACCTATACCCAGCACCATCATGACCTTCATAACAGCTTTCTATGATAGAATCCATTTCTTCTATGGTAAATGGTTTATCTTCTGTATCTACTGATTGTCTCCAGTGGTTAGCTAACATCCTTACAACAGCTTCAGGATATAACCATCTGAAATGAGATATTACCCTAAGTGCATATGCATGTCTATTGCCAAACTTAGTACCTTCAAGCATAGTTTGTATGCATGGATAGTTTACTGAATCTGGAGCTCTGCCTATGGATTTAGTAGCAGATATCTTTTCCTCTGTTTTATGCCGTGCAAGTACATCAAATACAGGTTCACATTCTAGTATTCTTGGCATAGTTTTTTGTGGTCTGGATCCATATTCAAGGATATGATCTATATGTTTATGTATCATACTATCTGGAATATGTACTTTCCATTTACCACTCTTACTATTACGAGTGTTAAGTACCCGAATAAGTCTGGTTTTGTCAGTTACTGAAGGATCTGCATAATCGTAGATACCTACAGACTTAAGAGCATTTTTAACTTTAGAATGTAAATTCTTATCTGGTTTCCATCTAAAAGCTGTTGATGGGATACCTGCATGAAACCCTGTACCACTAAAATAGAGATTATAGGGTATTTCCATGTCTTTAAGTAGAATTGTGAGTCCTATCACCTTTTGTCTTGCATTATCGGGATTAGATCCATCTACATCCAAGAGTAATTCATTAGGCATATATAATAGACCATCATATCCAGACAAAGATTGTTTCTCTTTAGTGTACTCTACAACATATTCATCGTAATCCCATAAAGACATAAATGTGTCTTTACTCATGTTCATCCAATCTGATACTTTCTCTTCATTAACAAAATGATGTCTATTATTTAAACCAAATGCTAACTCTTTAATCATACTGAAGATCCTATTTCTTTAAGTTCATCTTTTATTTCATCTTCTAATCCATGTCTTAAATCCCAAGATTTACCCCTTAACTCTTTATTCAATTCTTGTACTTTCCTTCTACATCTTGTTATTGAATCACTTTCTGGAACCTTACCATCTATATAAAGTTTAATAAAGTCTTCAAACATTAACAATTCAGGATTAGAAACTGATTTCCACCAAATATTACATATCAATCTACGATCATTATCTCTTAGATCCGATTTAACTGTTAGCAATCCTGTTATTTTATCTGTTAATCTGATAATCTTTCTTTTCATTTTCTCTCCTTATTTTTATTGCCCAATTCTCCTCTTGCAACTACTGGAGTTTTACATCTTTTACAATTTCTTTTGTGATTTCTCATTCCCCAATATTGTCCACATTTACATCTTATATGCTTTTCAAGGTCTTTCATGATTTTGCTTTTAATTGGATAGCGTTTGCAAAATTAGTATCTTCATGTGCCCATAATCGTATAGCTGCTGCAAATTCATTTTTAAAATCATATCCATTAATCCAATTCTTTCCATTCATATGCAGTATCCAGTCAAATTGCTTTTCTATGGTTCTACATCTTGACTTTTCAATCCAATATACTTCTCTAGTTTTACCATTATCTAATTTTTCTACAATAGTAAGACACTTTTTATCAAATCCATAAGTTATATTTTCCTTTTCAGGGACAATATGAAATTCAGTTTGTTTTTTCATTATTCCTCCTTCTTTAATTTATTTAATACTATTCTATTAAATATTATTTCTTTCTTAATTTTTTGATAATAATCATCATTTACAGGACCATACCAAGGATCTCCTTCTACGAATCTATTTTTAGGTAATATAGGTTTATACATAAATTGAGTATAGCAATAATATAAATAAAGTAAATCTCTATGCATTCTTTCTCCTTAAATTTGTAGGGGAGTCCATGAATTGGCATCCGACTGACTCCCCTACGGATCATCACTGCCTGGGTAGGCAGATCACTTAATTAAAACGGTATATCTTCTACTGTTGCTGTAGTTGCTTCTTCAGCTACTCCACCTTGGA